GATGGTAATGCGGTTGATAACACAACGGCGTTTGCTAATATTATTGAAAGTTAATAGTTAGTTATTAATATAAAAGGGCTGGTTTCGGCCGGCCCTTTTTTTTATAAAAGAGAATATGAAACGAAGTTTAGTAGTAACTACAGCAGCAGTTAATCCTTTATTTACAACTGCACAAGCTAAGGCACATTTGAAAGTTGATGTTAGTGATGATGATACCATTATTGACAATCTAGTATTAGCAGCAACTCAATCATGTGAGATATTTACTAATCAATATTTTATTGATACAGTAGTTACTCAATATAGTGATACTTGGGATGATTTTTATACATTATATAAAAGTCCTGTTGATTCTATTACTCATGTTAAATATTATGATAGTAACGATTCACAGCAAACTTTAGCTTCTTCAAATTATATTTTAGGTCATTACTCAAAACCAGCAAGAATTGGAGTTGCTGTTGGCGGAACTTTGCCAAATTTATCAGATAGAATCAATGCTGTAGAAGTTAAATATACAGTTGGTTATGGCACAGCTTCAACAGATGTTCCAGAAGGAATAAGACAGGCCGTTTTATTAACAATTGGAAGTTGGTATCAAAATAGGGAATCTGTAATCACTGGAAGAACAGCAACAGAACTTCCATTATCTAGTCAATATCTATTAGAACAATATAAAGTTCAAGTATGTTAAGTATTGGGGAACTAGATAGAAGAATAATAATTGAATCTCCTACATTTTCAAGAAATAATTATGGAGAGCAAACAGAAACATGGGCTACACTTTATACAGTATGGGCAAAAGTAGCATGGATTAGAAGTGATGAAAAGGAACAATCTCAAGAAATTACAAATATAACTGATGTTATTTTTTACATTAGAAATTTAGGAGTTACAATTTTGAGTACATATAGAATAAGTTGGGACTCAAAATATTATTACATTCAGGGAATAAAAGAAATAGATGGTAGAGAAGCTTTTTTAGAACTACCAACAAAATTAAAAGACAACGAATAATGGCAGATGGTATTACAATGAAGGTTCAAGGAATCAAAGAAATTGAAGCTATGTTCCGGCAAGTGCCAAAACAAGTAAGTCAAGATAAAATTTGGGCAAGATTTTGGAGATTAAATACAAAACCTCTAGTAAAAGCAGCTAAAGATAATGCTCCTATTGCTAAAAAAGATGTTCCTTATACATCAAATCCGAGTTTAACGATTAAAAAAGGGACATTAAGAGATTCTATTGGGTTTTTTAGAACTAGAGCCTCAAAAGAATATTTAGGGGCTTATATTGGGCCTAAAGTGAAAGGAAAATTCAAAAAAAATAAGGGAGGTTACTACGGTGCCTGGGTTGAGTATGGAGGCGAAGTTATGCATTATGGAAAATTCAAAGGTAAGAATCAACCTTTTATGAAGCGAGGTTGGGAAACAGCACACAGACAGGTTTTAGAAAATGGTTTCAAAGATTCGGAAAAGATATTTGCAAGAGTAATGAAATCACATGAAAAAAGAATGCAAAAATATGGAAGATTAGGTTATTAATATGGATGTAGGTAGAGGAATATATAAAATTTTATCTGATGACAATGCTGTTTCAACAATGGTAAGTACACGAATTACTCCAAATGTAATGACACAAAGATCAGAATTTCCTTTTATTGTTTATGATGTTTCAAATGATATACCAGAAGGACAAAAAGACTCAGTAGCAAAATTAGATATTGCTACAGTAATGGTTTCAGGATATACAGATAATTATAAAGATTCAAATATATTAGCTAATTATATACGAACTGCTTTAGATAGAGTTTCTGGGAATTATAATGGTGTTAATATACAAGCTATAGACTTTGAAAGTTATGATGATATTTTTGATGATGCGAGCGGTTCTGATGGTATATATAGAAAGGCCCTAAATTTTAAGGTTAGAATATTAAACGATATTAATAATATTTATTCTCTTGATTTTGATGGGGATAATGATTATGTTTCTATTGATGGTATTGGAAGTGTTATAGATACAGATGAAGGTTCAATTTCTTTATGGGCAAAAACAGATGTAACAGAATTATCAAGAAATTATTTTAGTGCTTTAGTTGATGTAGAAAATAGCATAGATTTATTATATGGTATATCTGATGGGGAAGTGCAACTAAGTTATAAAGGAAGTGGCGATGCAATTGGGATAAATGGTTCAGTAGATGTTAATGGAGATGGACTATGGCATCATATAGTTGGGACTTGGAATGCGGGAGGAGATGAGATAAAATTATATATAGATGGGGAATTACAAGGTACTACAACAGGCTTAAGTACTTTAGCTGGCTCAGTAGCTAAAGCTTCAATTGGAAACAATGCAAATGATGAGAATTTTTTCTTAGGAAATATAGATGAAGTTAGTTTATGGGACACTGTTTTAACGGCTGCAAATGTAACTACTTATTATAATGATGGCTTTCCTTCAGCTTTAGAAGGACAAACAGGATTAATAGGTTGGTGGCGTATGGGAGATGGAGCAACATATCCTACAATTCCAGATGATAGTACAAATAATAATGCGGGAACAATGGTAAATATGGTAGCAGGGGACATCGTTCCTGATGTACCTTAATATTAAAAAAAAAGATTATGAAATTTACATTAAAAAAAGATTATAAAGTAAACGAACATAAAACATTAAAGTATGGCCAAGTAATAGATGTAACTGAAGAATTATATCAATGGTTAGAAGAAAATGGTTATGGAGAGGAAGAAAAGAAAAAAGAAAAAAAGACAAAGAAAACTAAAAAAGAAGCTTCAGATAAGGAGCACGAAATGGAATTATAAATTTATAATAAATAAAAATTAGAAACTATGGCAGCAACAGACGGACAAATAAATGGGACGGAACTTAGGGTTTATGCGGGGGGAACATTGATAGCGTATTCAACAAGCGCAACATTAAATATTAATCACGCGACCAGAACGACCTCTTCAAAAGATAGTGGTGGATGGGATGACAATATGGAAGGTA